CGTTCGTAATCGTCATCGACTTTACTCTGCGTGCCAGTCAATCCCTTCTGGTTCGTCGCCATGTTCATGGTCATCTTCGTGTTCCTGTGGGTTTTCATAATCTGTATTCCATAAGTCTACTACTCCATACTGTGCACGGCTCTCATCTTTATTACCGCCCATGTAAGGGATAGCAAGTTTTTCATCTATTAGTACTTGGTTAGCATCTTTACCGTTAACCATAATCGTACCTAATACTCTTCCAAACTTTCCTTTTTTCATTTCTGCTGTATGCAAAGTAAATGCACCATCAGTTTCTGCTAATAATTCTATCAATCTATGCTTAGAAGCCATACCCCAAGATTTCTCTTGTAGGTTTCTTGTTCTACTCTCAGGTGTATCTATACCCATTAAACGGATGCGATCCCTCATGAATATATTAAATCCTAATTCTATGTCTGCATCAATGGTATCACCATCAACGACTCTTACTAATTGTGCTTGAAATTCATGTGCCATTGTATTCTCCTATACGTCAGTGTCAAAAAAGTTAATCGTTTCAGTGTACGGTGCCGCGGTGGTACCATCTACTGATTGTCTCTCAAATTTATGAGTTGTCGGATCGACGTTTTCTGAATAATCAACTTCAGTATATAGAATTTGTTTTTTAGTTCCTGTACCCCTATAATAACGTATCCTAGTTGAAAATCCTAATGTGTAAATTATAGATCTTCTAGTGACTAAGTCACCCTCGTAATCATCATTTAGAGTAACACTCTCAAGAATTATAGGAGTGTCAGTTGTGATATCCATACTTGGAATATCTTTTATTGTTACAGTATATTCCGGTTGGAAATACGGTAGTATTTGTTCTAGCATTTGTAATGCTTCATCTTGCGTTGAAGCAAGAATGTTTAATTCAATTCCAACCTTGTATACGGATGGAGCACCTAATTTTGAAAGGGATAATGTATCACCTACTATTGCTTTAGTATAATTCTTATGTTTAGATATCCGTGCATTAGCATCATATTCCATAGAGGTTATCTCAAATGACATACGTGGTAACTTCATTGCTATCTTAGGATCGGAATATTGTTCGTTCAATCGTGCAAGAATTTTTCTTCTAGGTGCATATGAAAGAGGAACTTTAATTTTTTGTAGTATCTTTCCTGAACCATCTTTTTTAACAACTTCTAAGTCATTAAATATGCTGCCGAATACAGATACCATCCGCCTTGTTGATTCATGGTAATAGTGATTTTCAAACATTATGGATCTCCAAACGGATTAGATTCAGTAAAGTCTATAACAGAATCACCAAAAACTTCTAATTCATCATTATCAGCATATGGGTCTTTGTTATAGAATGTCTTAACAGTGCCACTTTGGTCTACTGTAATTTGTGAAGTTGTACCAGATTCTGTACCAACCAATGCTCTATTAGTAGCAGCTTGAACAGAGAATGCCTTAAATGTACCATCACCGTTAGTACTTTGATGTGGAGATATGATTGTTAATCTATTAACATCACCTTCCCAACCAGCTACATAACCTTCAATATTAATAGGATCACCGGCTGAATCATTAACGCCAGTCCATTGTGTAACCATCTCACCAAGTTCGTATGCAGTAGAAGTAGACATAATATAACTGTATGATGTAGCATTATCCCATTCGACTGCATCAATCTCATCCCAACCGGTATCAAAGTGTTGATCATTGTATTCAAACAATTCAGCTGTAAGAGTATAAGTAGGAAGATTTGCTAATTGATAGAATGGAGATTTAGGTTCTACATATTTTATTTCAAATAACCTTTGAGTCATTGTCATATATAATAAGTCACCTTCACCTGGTTTATTTGGTGATGCTGTTCCTGTAGCAGCTTGACCAACAACACTATCCCATCGACGTTTAGTTACCACGAAATTGGCTTGATCATGTATCTCTAAACCAAATTTAGCTAATTGATTACCATCCCCTTCAAATCCTTCAATATTCTCTAACCACATCTCTATTGGAAATGCTTGTGTGTATTGATCTAAAGTTTCATTTAAAATTGTGTCTTCAGATATTTGCTCACGTGGTATATATACTACGTCTTGTCCAAATATTTTAATACTCTCAGTGACTAGGTCTTCATAAAGCTCTTGTTCAGACTTGACCGCACCTGAGAAATATACACTTGTTGCCATTCATTACCCCATTAAAAAGTTATCAGGTGACATCCATACCAACCTACATTCTTCTTCCAATGCTGTTATCTCTTCTGTGGCATCTTCAAACATCTGACGGCCGTTTAATGTTATACCCCCTGGTAATTGGAATCCATCAAACTTCATCATGTTTGCGCCCCATTGTCTTTTAATTAATGCTGTAAGATATTTCTTTAAATACAAGTCATTATATACATCAACGTTTGTCGCTGGATCTATTACGGACATAACTTCAAGAACAAGAAACTGGCCAGCAATAAGATCACCAAAACCTTCATCCATATGAATTCTATTCATATGTCTACTAAATCTTATATGTTCTTCACTATTCAATCTATGATCGATTAATGATAATTTTTGTTGTGCCTGCTCATAGGTTTGCAGTTGAGTAGATAAACCTTGCAACATGAAGATATCATTCATACGCATATGATAACCCATATCAAATAAACTATTACTTGTCGTGGCATTAATTTTTAACATACGTGTAACTGACATAACACTATCAGCAACTGTTATATAACTATTCGTTATATCGGCTGCAGTGATTTCGTGTTTTAAATATTCACGTATTGTGCCATCTGAATGAAATTCTTGATAGAATTGTAGGGCATCATCTGTGCGATCTTCTATTTGATCTTCATCTACATTGATTTCAATTACCGGAGCTCCTAAGTTTCTTAAGCAGTAATCCTGTAATGTAGCTCTTGTTATTGGTTTAGCCATAATCTTTCCTTATCAGTATACACTTATTTATATAATTCCCACCACCCATTAGTGTAATTTAAAGAACTTGGCGATCCTTGCTTGAGTTTTATTGTCAGTAGCTTTGGTATGATGATTGTCTTCATATATTTCTATAGCCGCTGTAACAGCAGTCTGCCCACCTAAAGCTAACATTACAAAGTTATAATCCTTAGATGTTTTACTATGAAGATGAACAAATGCTAAGGCTAACATCTGATCATAAGTTAATAACTCCATTTGTTCACTATGCACATAGTAATTTCCTTTAGCAAGGGCAGCAACAATACTGCCACCAACATCACTATCCCTTATTTTAGTTTCTAAAGCATTATGCCATTTTGGGTATTTCATTTTTGTACCACCAAAAATGTTGCTACTATTTTTATATCCTGGTGGTTGCCAATCCCTTCTTCCTAAAATACTTCTAGAATTAAATTTCTCTAAATGATATCGATAACGAACCACAGCAGTTAATACACTAGGTTCTGTAAATTGCACATAGCCATATGCTGTACTATCAGCATTTGCTGCATTCCTTCTCCAATCAGATTCTAATCCAACTAACTCATCCATCATCCAAAGAACATTGGCAGCAAATTGATCGTAATCAAATGCATCAACTAATTCTTTTGTTAGACCATGTGTATATCCTGCACTACCTCTTTGGAATCTTAATATTTCATCGTATACTAACATAGTAGCCTCAGTCATATATGATCCTGTGGTTACAGTTTTACCTGTATCATCTGTTAGATTAGATTTAGCGGAGTATTCAGTTGTAGTTGCAACCGTGTTTCCTGTTGTTGCTGCTGGTAAAGTTAGTAGTGCCATAATTATTAAGAGGGCTAACTTATGATTTCTTCCTAGTCGGCGCATTCCTTCTTTGATTAACATCTTTGGCATCAATGCCCATTTTTTCTGCATCACCATACTTCTTCATTGCTTTATCTAGAGAGGCTTTCCTGCGCTTTGCACGTTTCATTGCCGCAGGACCCATTTCAGTTACATCGCATTCACCTTCATGTACTTTACCACACTTTTCACAAAGCGCAGTTTCAGTAAATATTCTAAAGCTTTGCATTAGTATCCGTATTTAGCCATAAGGTTTTCTTTCTCTTTTTTCTTAGGCTTACCAGTAGGGTTCATATCAACCGCACCAGAACTAGAAGCATTTGCAGCAGCATCTTCATGTTGCCCCATAATCTTTTTATTAGCACTTGTAAGAATCTCTTCTATGTCACCATCATATGCATAGTTAGCATCAATGTTAGCCATATCAGTCTTA